ACAATAGTTTTAGACGAAATAACAGAAATCCCTGGCACAAACACTTATTCGGTTTTTGTTGACGGTGAATATGTAGATAAGTTATATCAAGAAATAGAACCAGAGTATTTTTATCCAATTAACGAAGCACTTAAAAGTGATCCAAAAATTATTTGGATAGAGTCAGAGCAAGATCCTAATGTGAATATGACTTGGCAGTATGTTGATAACTTTTTTGTTAGAAATGAGTAGTTTGTGGAAAATGATTTAACTCCCTGGCAACAATATAAGAAAAATTTAGGAGAAACCAGACCCTGGGATTTGGTTAATCCAACAACTGAATGGGCCTCTTCTGAAGTAGCAGTAAGTAGATACTCTATTTGTCAGTCATGCCCAGAATTAATCAAATTAACAAAACAGTGTAAAAAGTGTGGTTGCTTCATGGCTGTTAAGACTAAATTACAGGCAGCAACCTGTCCATTAGGAAAGTGGTAATATGATAAAAAATGAAATTGCTCCAGGAATTATGATTTATGATAATGTTATAAAAGACTCAGAAACACTAGTTGATGACATAGAAGAAGGAATGAAGTCTGCAAATATTGAGTGGAGTTTGGCAGGTGTTTATTCTGGAAGAAAAGAAAATGGTGATGTGGAACAAACAGATCAAACCAAAAGAGATACAATGAAGATTGGAGTTCGTTATTCTGATACCATAGTAAATGATCATACAAATCTGGCAGATGCATTTCAAAATAGTTTGTCTAATATTTTTTTAGAAAGTTTTGGTCCATTAGAAAATGATTATAAAAACAATTATGGAATATTTACAACATGGCATGATGTTTATGGTATTTTAAAATACGGAGTTGGTCAAAAATTTGTTAATCATATAGATGATCATCCAGAATATCATAGAAGAATATCTACCCTTTATTACATAAATGATAATTACTCTGGAGGAGAACTATTTTTCCCAAGATTTAATGTTACTTTAAAACCAAAAGCAAATCAGATGGTTATTTTTCCATCAACTTATGTATACAATCACTCAGTTCTTCCAGTACAAGAAGGAACAAGATATTCTGTTGTGAGTTGGCTAAGATAATGAAGACTGCTTTAGTTTTTGGTGCAGGTGGTTTTATAGGATCCCACATGGTCAAAAGACTTAAGTCTGAAGGATACTGGGTTCGTGGAGTTGATATAAAAAATCCAGAGTTTTCTGAAACAAAAGCAGATGAATTTATAATTAGAGATCTTTCTGAATATTCCAATATGGAAAAAGTAATTCAATTTAAAGGATATCAGGGAAATTTTTATGTAGACTTGGCACCAAAGTTTATAGATACTTTTGATGAGATATATCAGTTTGCTGCAGATATGGGCGGAGCAGGATATATTTTTACAGGTGAAAATGATGCAAACATAATGGAAAATTCTGCATTAATTAATCTTAACTTATTAAGAGCACAATTAAGATTAAATCAAAAAAATAATGTAAACAAAACAAAAATTTTTTACAGCAGTTCTGCATGTATGTATCCCTCACATATTCAAGAGTCTACAGATAATCCTGGACTTAAAGAATCAGATGCATACCCCGCAAATCCTGACAGCGAGTACGGATGGGAAAAATTATTTAGCGAGAGACTGTTTTTAGCATTTAACAAAAACTATAATATTCCAGTTGCAGTTGCAAGATACCATAATATCTATGGCCCAGAAGGAACATGGAACGGCGGTAGAGAAAAGGCTCCTGCAGCAATTTGTAGAAAAGTTATTATTGGAACAGACTCTATAGAAATTTGGGGGGATGGAGAGCAAACTCGTTCATTTCTGTATATAGACGAATGCATAGAGGCAACAAGAAGACTAATGGAGTCTGATTTTACTGGTCCAGTCAATATTGGATCCGAAGAAATGGTAACTATAAATGAACTTGTTGACATTGCCTCATCAGTTGAGAGCAAAACTTTAAGTAAAAAGCATGTAGATGGTCCAACTGGTGTTCGTGGCAGAAACTCAAATAACGATCTAGTTAGAGAAAAACTTCAGTGGGATTATTCCATATCATTAAAAGAGGGCATTACGAAAACATATAATTGGATAAAGACTAAGATATAATTAGTTTATGAGTTTTATCCTCCTATCCCATTGGCATGGCAGGTTTGGTAACAGAATGCATCAATATGCCTACGGAGCAACATATTCTAGGGTAACTGGAACTGAGTTTTTGTTGCCTTCTGATTGGGAAGGAACCAGACTATTTAAAAATCAACACCACAGAGTATTGGAAAACGATAATGTTAGATTTGAACTTAATCAGAGTTTTCCTGGTGCAAATGATCCATTTAGAATTAATAGAATACTAAGTAATTCATTTAAAGACATTCGGTTAATTAATCCAGAGCAAAGCCCAGAAAATTATTTAAAGTATGATTATCCAGTATATTTTGATAGCGTTTGTGCTTATGGAAATGATATTTATTATCCAATGTTAAAAAATCATTTGCTAGATGTGTTTGAGTTTTCTGATGAAGTAAAAAATACTGAGTCTTATAAATATTGGTCAGCGCTTCAGGGTACATATGATTTGGCTCATTTGAGAAGAGATGATATCTCTAATCCAGATTTTAATAAGAATAATGTTCAGGGCTATTCGGTAATTTCTATGGATTCGTATTTAAATGCTTTTAAGCAAAGAGGATTTGATCCAGAAAAAATAATTTGGGTGTCTGATGATTATATAAATAAATGGCATAAGGATAGACCAAAATCAGAAAGGTTTGGCTGGTCTTATCCAGTAGGATCAACTTATAAAGAAGATAAAATATTTGATTGGCTTGAAGATTTTTTAAAGATTTATTTTGCTAGAACTGTTTTTCGTGCAAATAGTAGTTTTAGTTGGTGGGCTTGTTTTCTATCCCCAACGGCAAAAATATACAGTCCAGTAATGGATCGTCAATCTATCTATGGAAGAAATGATAAGTTTGAAGAAGTTGATGTCCAGTTCTTTGATGGAAACACACCGCATTGGATGTATAACCATCAAGAACTGAGACAAATTATTATAAATTAGTTACGTGGAAATTTCTTCATCCACTCTTTGGTCCTTGGAGTAATGCCTTTCCAAGAAGACCAGTCGTCACCACCTTGTGACATATAGTATGCAATTTCTGCATTTTTGACGGGATTGAATAGTTCGGCATTAGAGTCCAAATCAAACTTAGTTCTACGGTCTGGACCTAACTCATCGATCATATTAATTTGGAATACCCCATATGAGGAGTCCCCAGTCTTATGGTTGCCATTAAATGCAAGTGGGCGACCATTAGATTCCTTCTTGGCAATAGCCCAAGCCACAACCAGGTCTTGACCCCTAAAACCAACAAGGTGTAGGAGTTCTTTTAGTTCGATATCTGTTAGAGAAGTCTTATTTTCAAAACTCTCTAACTTTTTAGCCTTAGAAACCAAAAAAACCTCTTTCGAGGTGTTTTCTGCCTTCTGAGCCTGTTCAGTACTTAAATTGTTCTTAGTTGTTATTTCTTCAGCATTAGCAGCATTTGATAAAGTCACTACTAAAGCCAATATACTGAGTGTGCTAATGATCTCTTTGTTTCTTTCGATAAATTTAATCATAGTTTCCTCCTTAGAAAACAATAACACCTTGGTAGGTGTTACTACCTAGTATAACACAAAATTATGTCAAAAGTCAACTTGATAGGGTGGTATAATAAAGATTATGCCACAAGGTTCATCTAATTATCCTACTATGAAGTACCCGCTTGCTTCAGATCCCGTTAATGTACACGGAGATTTTAAAGTATTAGTTGATGCTTTGAACAATATTCTTCCACCGCTTGGAATGACAAGTGTTGCTTCTCCTGTAAGAAATGCAAGTTCTTCTCTTGCACTACCCGCAGGAACTCCAGTATTTATTTCTGGTAGTGTTTCACATGATGGAAAGTTAAAACCACTTGTTCAAAGATATAATCCATCAAGCGTTGATCATAATCCAAATTTTCCAATACTTGGTTTGTTACAAACAGATATGCTTCCTGCAGGTGTTAGTGGTGGCGATGGCATTGCTGTAGTATCTGGAATTATACAAATTAACACAACTTCGTTTGGTCCTGCTGGAACAAAGATTTACATAAATGAAACTGGAAACATTGTTGGAGGAAGACCAGCAAATGGACCAGCAAGATACGTTGGAGTAGTTGCAATTCAAGCAACAAAGCCAAATGGTGGAATGATCGTTGTTCAGACAAAAGGAAACGGTACATGGGGAGCCCTTAAAGACGGGCTTTCGTGATATAATACAATTATGGCTACTTTCAGAAACCAACCTACAGACTCTTATGCTCTTGGTGCAGCACCACCAGAGGTTCGTTGGACGGTAGTTAGAGGAGACTCTGCAGCATTTAGAGTATATGTAACAAATGATGCAAGAGAACCAATTTATTTAGAAGACTGGGAAATCAAGATGGATATTTATCGTCCATCAACAGATGAAGTTATTGTTACTTTGTCTCCAGAGCCAATTGAGTTTCAAGACACAGAAGGAAGTTTCACGGTAAACCTAACATCTTCACAATCAGAACTTTTAGAGACAGGAGATATCTTTGATATTCAACTCACAGAACTTTTGTCTGAGGGAAGAGTCTGGACGGTAGCCAAAGGTTCTATGGTTATCCTTGAAGATGTTACACAATGATCAATCAAAATTTACTTCCAATAAGTGAACAAGTCTATAATACAACTCACAGAGTAGCACATGCTCAAATAAAAGAGTTAGACAAAAAATATGTCAGAATCAATTATATACAGCCAAAAGCAAAGATAGAAGAGGTTTTACCTTTTCGTGTACAGTTTATTAATGTTAGCGTGTTTGGGTATTCTAAGAATAATCCACCCCCAATACCGTTGCAAATTATAGGATATAGCAATTATATTTTATAATAAAAAGGAGTTATAATATCACCATGGCCAAGATATCAATACCTAATCTAAAGACAAAGTTTGAGACTGGGGATCGCCCCACGCAGCAAGACTATGAGGACTTAATTGATTCTGCCTCAGCCCGTTCAACCGACCTTGGTTCAATGGGTAATAATGAAAATACAATTTCTGGTATTGAAAATGCCACAGTAATTGATAATTTTGACGCCACAGAATGGCGAATGGTTAAATATATTGTTTCTATTGCTAAGACAACAGCAGGGGACAATAAGTTCTACGCAACAGAGTTGACCATACTTGTAGACGGTACAAATGTAAACGTCTCTGAGTATGGCACGATAGACAATGATGGGAATATTGGCACCATTAGCGTCTCCAGGGCTGGAAATACAGTATCCTTAACGGTTACTCCAGATCCTGCGATTAAGCCAGTCACAGTTCGTTACGCACGAATTGGACTTAAGGCATAACTAAGGAGATAAAAAAATGGCAACAGTAACAAAAGACTTTAAAGTAAAGAATGGTCTCATTGTCGAAGGCACAACAGCAACAGTAAACAATTTTGACGTTCTTACAAAGAAGACAGACGATCAAAACTATATCGTCAATTTAATTGGTGGCACAGCCACATCAGCAAACGAAGCAGACAAAGTTGTAAAGCGTGATGGCTCAGGCAATTTTGCTGCAGGCACAATTACAGCAGACCTCGTTGGTGATGTAACTGGTAATGCAGATACAGCAACAGCGCTTGAGGCTTCTCGCACAATTGAACTTACTGGTGATGTAACTGGTCAAGTTAATTTTAATGGTACACAAAATGTACAAATTTCTACAGCAGCATCAGATGCTACTACAAAGGCTAACGCTGCTGAAAATGCTGCTAAGGCATATACAGATGCTCGTGAAACTGCTATTACAACAGCATATCAATCATATGCTGATACAGCAGAGTCAGATGCAAAGGCTTATGCTGATCAAAAGGTTGCAGATCTTGTAGATTCTGCTCCAGCACTTCTTGATACACTCAATGAATTGGCTGCAGCAATTGGCGATGACGCCAACTTTGCAGCAAATCTTGCTACCTCAGTAGGAGAAAAGGTTGCAAAGGCTGGAGACACCATGACTGGTGCTCTTGTTCTTCATGCAGACCCAGTAAATAATCTTGAAGCAGCAACTAAGGCTTATGTAGATACAACAGCATCAACAGCACAGTCAAATGCTGAAGATTATGCTGATGGACTTGCAGGAAACTATGATCCAGCAGGTTCAGCATCAACAGCATTGACAAATGCTAATTCTTATACAGACACAGCAATCTCTGGCGTAAATACAACAATTAATAACCTTACAACAGATGACATTGCAGAAGGCGCAAACGAATACTTTACAGATGCTAAGGCAAAGGATTCAGCAGCAGCACTTCTTACAACTGCAACATTGACAAATATCACAATTACTGGTACAGGTAATGGTGGTCTTGTAATTACTGCAGAAAATGGTGTTGCAGATTCTGATACAGATGATCTTGATGAAGGTACAACAAATCTTTACTTTACAGATGCTCGTGCAGTTTCTGCTCTTGAAGCAGTTACTCCAGATTTCCCTGCAGTAGAGATTGCTTCTGTAGCAAAGCAAGTAGCAGCATCAGCAGAAGTTACAACTGCAAGCACAAACACAGCAGTTTCATGGGCCAAGGCAGACTATCGTTCTGCTGAATTCCTTGTTAAGATTGCTAATGGATCTCATACAGAGGTTTCAAAGGTTATTTTGACACTTGACACATCAGACAATATTGCAATTACAGAATACGCAATGGTTGGAACAAACGGTGATCTTGGATCAGTTTCAGCAGATGTTTCTGGCAACGATGTTCGTCTTCGTGTCGCAACCCTTAACAATAACTCAACAGTTGCTGTTATCGGAACGCTTTTAGCATAACAAAATAAATAGTTGGAAGAAGGAGCAGTAAATGGCAACAGTCGATAAAGACTTCAAGGTTAAGAATGGATTAGTCGTAACTAACGGCGGTACATTCGGAGGCGCAGTAACAGTAGGAGCACCAACTCTTGCCACACATGCAGCAACCAAGGAGTATGTAGACTCTTTAACAGGATCTATGTCTGTAGGCTCAACTGCTCCTTCGTCCCCAACTAATGGAACTCAGTGGTTAGACACTCTAACAAACAGAGTTAATTTCTATTACAATGGTACTTGGTATACCCAAGCAACTATTGATGATACAAACAATCTTCCGCAACACATTCACGATACAGCAATTGATGGAACTGGATTTATCGTGTCTCAATTCTATGAAGGTGGATCTTTTAACAGTCCTCTTGGAGTGGGAATAGACGCAGGTGGCCCAGATACAACAGAATGGACAATCGTATTTGACGGCGGTAGTGTAGTAGATAATTTCAATTAAAAAATTGATGTTATAATAAGACTAGTTCATGGGTAGACCCCATAAGGAGAAGATAAATGGCAACAAGAATGCAACAGCGCAGAGGAACTGCAGCACAATGGACGGCTGCTAACCCAGTTCTCGCAGCAGGTGAAATCGGTTTTGAAACTGACACAAATAAATTTAAAATGGGTAATGGCTCCTCAGCCTGGTCTGCACTACAGTATTTTGCTAATGCAGCAGAACTACAGACAGCAATCACTAGCCTTATTGATGCAGCGCCAGAAACTCTTAATACCCTTAATGAACTAGCAGGCGCAATTAATGACGATCCACAATTTTTTGCAACAGTTGGACAAAATCTTACAAATCACATAAATGACTCAACAATGATTCATGGAATTGCAGATACAGCAGATCTTGCACTGAAGTCAGATGTTAATGTAGCAGCAAGCGATGCTGCTTCAGCACTATCTACACATGCTTCAGATACAACTCTGGTTCATGGAATTGCAGATACAGCAAATCTTGCATTACTGTCTGATGTTCAGACAGCAGCAAACGATGCTTCTGGAGCATTAACGGCACACGCAAATCTAACAGAAAATGTTCACGGAATTCTCGATACCTCTGTTCTTGCAACACAAACAGACATCGCAAATGCAATTACTGCAGCAACTGTAGATCAGTCAACCCTTGCAGGAACTGGTATTGACTGGAACGCAGTAGACGAAAGATTTGATATTGACTCTACAGTTGCAACTAAGACATATGCCGATAATGCAGTAGATACACACAATTTAGATACCACAAATGTTCACGGTATTGCAGACACAGCAGATCTTGCAACTAAGTCTTATGCAGACACAGCAGAATTGGATGCAATTGCTGCAGCAGGAACAGCAGCAGATTCAAAGATTGCAACAGCGGTTGCAGCACTTACAAAGTCTTCGGTAGGACTTGCAAATGTTGATAATACTTCAGATGCAGATAAGCCAGTATCAACTGCTACGCAGACAGCACTTGATGCAAAGGCTTCACTTGCAGGAGCAACATTTACAGGCTCAGTAGAAATTGACCAAAATCTTACAGTTGACGGAAACTTGACTGTTAATGGTACAACATTTAACGCAAGCGCAACATCTATTACAATCGAAGATAACATGGTCCAACTTGCTCATCAGAATGCAGCAAACACAGTTGATCTTGGTCTTGTAGTTGGATATAACGATGGGGCAGCAAAGCATGCAGGTATCGTAAGAGATGTCTCTGCCAACAAGTGGAAACTTTTCAAGGGTGTAACAACAGAACCATCAACAACAGTAGACTTTACTGAAGGATCTCTAGATGATCTAGAAGTTGCAGCACTAGCAGCAACTACAGTAACTCCATCTGCAGGCGTTGTATTCTCAGACGGTACACAAACAAAGGAAGGCGTTCCATCAAGAACTCCAATTGTTCAAAAGACAGCATCATACGCTCTTTCCCAACTAACTCACAGAGACTCGTTGATTGAGGTAGATTCTACATCGGCAACAACTCTCACAATCCCGTTGGACTCAACTGTAGATTATCCAATAGGAACAACTATTGATATTCTACAAACAAACACAGGACAGGTTACAATTGCTCCAGTAAGCGGATCAGTCACAGTTAACGCAACTCCTGGTTTGAAATTGAGAACAAGATGGTCTTCTGCTACCCTCCTAAAGAGAGCAGCAAACACTTGGGTCGTTTATGGCGATCTAACAGCGTAGTAAAAATTTAATAGAAACTAGGAGATAAAATGGCAGCAGGTAAGAAGACAGGTAGAAAGTCCCAGGCATCAAATGACTTTTTGGAGCCATTAACACCAACTATTACTGGTGCACAGGATGTAGGAACAAATCGTGCATTTAATGATGGAGCGGTAGACGTTTCTTTCACTCTTCCTGCGCTTTCTCCAGCAGCAACCTCATATACAGTAACTTCCTCTCCTGGAGGCTTTACTGGAACAGGTGCGTCTTCTCCAGTTAGAGTAACAGGTTTAGCATCTAATACTTCATATACCTTTACAATGACTGCAACAAATGCCGCAGGAACCTCTGCTGCTTCATCAGCATCATCTTCTGTGACAGTAACAACTGTTCCAGCAACACCAAGTGCTCCAACTGCAACAGCGGGAGTAGATCAAGATACAGTTTCTTGGACTGCCCCAGCAAATGGTGGTAAGGCGATTACTGGATATACATGGACATCTTCAGATGGAAAAACTGGATCAACTGCTTCAACATCAGTGACAGTTTCTCAAGAAGCAAACACTTCTCAAACATATACTGTTTATGCAACTAACGCTAATGGAAATTCTGCTGCATCTGCTTCTTCTGGAAGTGTTACTACTATTGCTCCGTTCTTCCCGCCATTTTTCCCACCATTCTTCCCATTCTTCCCCCCATTCTTCCCACCATTCTTCCCATTCTTCCCACCGTTCTTCCCATTCTTCCCGTTCTTCCCATTCTTCCCACCGTTCTTCCCATTCTTCCCGTTCTTCCCACCGTTCTTCCCATTCTTCCCGTTCTTCCCATTCTTCCCACCGTTCTTCCCATTCTTCCCGTTCTTCCCACCGTTCTTCCCGTTCTTCCCATTCTTCCCGTTCTTCCCACCGTTCTTCCCACCGTTCTTCCCATTCTTCCCATCATTCAGTGGTGGAAACAAGTTTGATCCAAGAGCGACATAATATAAAATAATAAATAAAAGATATACCACATCAGAAATGGTGTGGTATACTTTTATCTAGGCTTATTAAAAAGAAAGTGGTACTAATATGTACGAAGTTTATGACGAAAACCAAAATCCATGGTTTACAAAAGATAGATCAGAAACAGCATTAAATAGATATCCAACAAGAACTATGAGCAATGGCTTTATAGTTGAAAATCCAGCATTAGGAATAAATTTATATAGGAATACATTTTCAAAAGAAGATTCGGAAAGATATATAAATATTCTTGAGTCAAACTTGGGCGGTAATGGAAAATATACCTGGTCAGACGCAAAGGTTACAAATTCAGATGTGCCAATCAAAAAAGCAAGAGATTGTGTAGATTTTAAGTATAAGCAAGAAAATTTGGGGCCAAGGGATGAACATAATGCTGAACTTCTTGACCTTCATGAAGAAATATATCAAAAACTAAAAATATGTGTTGATGATTATGCAAAATATTGGGGAATTCACGTTATATATTATGAGGCGTTTAATTTTGTAAAGTATGAGGGCGAAGGAAAGCACTTCAATATTCATGCAGATCATGGTCCAATGTATAATTGTACGGTTTCTGCGGTAATATACATTAATGAAGACTATGAGGGTGGAGAGATTAAATTCCCAAGACTTGATGGATATACAACAGACATTAATGAACTAGGACATAAGTAGTGTCCCTTATTGCCAAATTTGTTTCTTACAGACCTTGGCTAAACAAAGAAAGCAAGTCTGTTCCAGTCCCAACACAAAAAGAAATGCCAGATTGGTATAAAGATGCAGACAGATTTGCTAAAATGCCTAACGGCGAATACTACAAAGCGCCAAAAGAGGTTTGTCCCTTTCCAAAAGAAGGAACAACAGACGACTTTGGTAAGGTCCCAACATGGAAAGCATGTCCAGCAATTATGGATGCTTTTGCAACAGGATATGTTTTTAGAACTCCATGTGATTTAACATTTTTTAAAAATGCTCAAGGAATTATAAGTGTTAAAGTAGAGGATTCAAAGTGTCAAGATTTTTGTACACAAAGACCGCCAATGCCACAGTTTGAGCATCCTAAAGGATACTACACTCACCACTTTGCTTGGTCTGCTGACTGGGGCTTAGAATTACCAGAAGGCTATAGCGCTTTGTTCATGACACCAATGAATAGATTTGACTTGCCATTTTTAAATACAACTGGAATTGTTGATAGCGACAAAGTTCATTTGTTGGGAAGTTTTCCATTTTTTATAGTAGAAGGATGGGAAGGAACTATCCCAGCAGGAACTCCGTATCTCCAAATTCTTCCTTTTAAAAGAGACAACTGGGACCATGAAATAGAGATAAGCGATTCTTCTAAGATCTATGGTAAAATAATGGATAATGCAAAAACTTATCGCCAGCCAGATGGCGGGGTATACATAAAAAGTGTTTGGTCAAGAAGAGAATACAAATAGGAGAAATGATGCAAACTTGGACAGAAAAAGAAGTGCTTGGCAATGGTATTACATGCTATAGAAATGTTATAAAAAAAGAAATTGATGTTATTAATAGACTTGAAAATATTCTAGGATCTGTTGCTGGATACGGAGAATTGTCGGCAGAAGGTAAAAGATATCACTGGATGCCAGCATATGTTGGGTATCAACAGTTAATGCCAGACTACAGAGATTGTGTTGATTTTAAGTTTAAGAAAACAGACATAGAGGCAGACAAGAGTGAAGATTCATTAAAACTTCAAGCGCTTTGGCAAGATGTTTATGACGCTCAGTCAGCAGCAGTAGAGGATTATCGTAGAGACTATAACATAATGCCTCTTAAGTATTGGGAGGCTTTTAACTTTATCAAGTATGGCCCAGGACAACACTTTAAAGAACATCACGATCACGGATATTCGTATAATTGCACGGTTTCATTAGTTGCATATGTAAATGATGATTACGATGGCGGAGAATTGTATTTTAGACTTCAAGGTTTAAATATTAAACCAAAGGCTGGAGATCTATATGTATTTCCTTCTAACTTTATGTATCCACATCAAGCAATGCCAGTTCATTCTGGAACAAAGTATTCTATTGTAACAATGCTTGATTATAGTAAAAAGTATCATACACCAGATATGTATGACCCAAAATGGGATAACGAATAATGTTTAATATTTCAGTCGAAAAAATGCATGGGGCACCATTTTCAATATCTCCAATGTCAATAAAAAGAGATTGGATGGATGTTACATCAGAGAAGCATGCATATAGATGTTTTCCTGTTACTCAGGCAAATGTAATAGGCTGGAATATTTTTTGTGAAGAAGATATTGAGTTTGTTTGGGATGGAATAAATGACCAAACCGATAAACACATAAACATAATCTCTATACGATAATCCATTACCTTTAGCAATTAAAGCAAAGAGGGCTAATCAAAATATAGTTATAAAATCTGGTACTCCATTGGCAACAATTATTCCGATATCATTAACAAATTTAAATAATAGCACGATAGAGGTTTTTGAATATAAGGATGAAGATAAGTCACGAATGAATGCCAACATTTCTTATGGAGAGGCTGCACAAAAAATCAATTCTACTGGTGGCTGGACTGATTGGTATCGAGATGCTGTAGATGAAAACGGAAAGTCACTCGGATCTCATGAAGTAAAAACTCTTAGGCTAAATGTAAAAGATAATAGGAGCACTAAATAAATGAATGAATTAAATACATCACACTCCGATATAATAAATAAATATTTGCAGGATGCCAAAGACAGAAAAGTTGGCCACTATATGATTACAGTAGCAAGAGATGGAGAAGACCCCGTAAGATCTATTATATCTTTTCAAAATATAGAAGATGCTGTAGATGGTTATAGAATGTATCAGGATGCAGGTTTTGCAAAAGATTATTTAACTGTTTCCTTGTACGAGCCCTGCGGAAAAGTAACTACAAAAGTATTAAAAAGAAATCATGCTGGAGATCCATCTTTTGTAAGACAAAACTATATTGATACCACAGATGCCATTTATCAAATAAAAGATAAGTTAGACAAAAAAGACTACGAAGATCTTTGCTTAAAAATTGCTACATCATTTGGAAAAGATAACTGGAGATTTAATGTTGAAAGGTTTTTGAAAAAATTAGAAGTAGAGGGAGAATTGTAGGATAAAAGTCCTATGATATAATTCAAACATGAATCCACAAGATGCAGTTACAGTAGTAAGAAAGCCCTCCAGCACACCCTCTGGGTTTTTTGGAAGTGGTCCAGAAAATATTATTGAACTAGAAAATTTTATGACGCAGGAAGAGGTCGATTTCTTAGATAAAGCAGCAAGAAGCATAACAATTTGGGATATAACACAAAGTCATAAGAATGAAAACGGAGTAATTATTTATTATGCAAATTATTGGACAGAGAGAGTGGCAAGTGCTCCATCATTAAATCAAAATGATCCAAACATTGTTCCAGTAATTATAGGATTGTTTAACAAACTGCAGCCAGTTATTGAAGAATTCTTTAATGTAAAAGTTAGGCCAACTGGACAAACAATTGTAAAGTGGAATCCAGGACAGTATCAACTACCGCATGCAGATAAAGAGTTACACTCTGGACCAGATGCTGGAAAACCAAACGATTTCCCAAACTATGACATAGCAAGTTTATTTTACATTAACGATGACTATGAAGGTGGAGAATTGTATTTCCCAAATCAAGGAATACAGTTTAAGCCAAAGCGTGGATCTGCATATTTTTTCCCAGGGGACATGAACTATGTGCATGGGGTAACAAAAATTAAAAATGGCATTAGATATACCTGTCCATTTTTTTGGGAGATTCTTGAGCATACTGGAGAAATAAAACCAGACTTTGCTAAGGAGTATCATAGAATTTTTCCTAATGACGAGTCAATAAGGGCCTGGGATCCAGACAATGGAATTAGGAATAACTAATGAATTTTATAGAAATATATCCAAACATTTTAGTTTATAAAAACATTTTTGAAAATGTAGAAAAAATGTATCAAATTTTAAAAGAGTCTTCAAATGATAATACGGACAGAATATTTGGAGAATGGTCACAGTGGGCACAATTTGGTAAATACATAAACTATCCAGCAGGAAACACTTTCGGCAAAGAGTGGAGTTATGAAAATTTAAAAGAAATAAAAACTGAAACTAAGAATCAAGAGGATCAAAAATATTTTCTTTTAGAGTTAGCAAGCGGATTTGATAAAGTAACTCAGGACTACATTCTTAGATATGGTAACGATTTTAATTTTGATAGTAAAGAAATTGTTGAGAATAGAGATGGAGAAAGATTTCCTTTATGGAAAATGTATGGCCCATCAATATGTAGTTATCACAAAGATATATTAGACAAAATGTCAATGACATATCATTCTGATTTCATTAGAGAGCCAATCCCAAGTCCAGGATATAAGTTTGCAATTACTGCAAATGCTTGATAAAGTATAAGCCAGAGGCTGGAGACTGGCTGGTATTTCCTTCGGGTCATCCAGAGGTGTTGAAAAAAAATGACAGTGTTTACTTACATGGGGTATTTCCTTCGTCTGGAAATGAAAAATATTTTGCAAGAATGTATTGGAGAAAGTATAGTCTAGGAAGCGAAGAGTGGTTTAAAAAAGAGGCCGAGTTTGGGAAAAAAGAATGGTATGATATGCAGGATGGCATAAATCAGGAATATTGGCAGACGCTGCCAAACAGGTTTGAAATACCAGAAGGAGTTAGAGTAAGATGAACCTAGAAAACAAATCAAGGATAACAAAAGATATAGTTATTTATGAAGACTTCATATCTCCAGAAGTTGCAGAAAAACTTGTAAAGGTTTTAGACAAGCATGCTGAAGTTGGAACAATTACATGGATGCCAATATCATTCTACGAATCTTATTCGTCTGTCCTTCCTCAAGATGATGATGAGCATGTAATTTCTGAAGGTTTGCCTTCTGATATTTTTTCACAAATGAAGCAGGGAATAATAGAGGCTGTTGCAAGCGTACATGATTTAGATCCAAAGGTAATTTGTCAAATTGGATATCATACACAAAAGTGGGAGCCAGGAGCATATGCTAGAAAACATTCAGATAACACAGATGAGCATGGAAAGTCTGGGGCTTTTACTAGAAGTAGATATGCAGCATTTTTATACTTGAATGATAATTTTGAGGGAGGATTTTTACAGTTCCCTGATCAAGATATTAGCATTAAGCCAAAAGTAGGAATGCTTGCTGCTTTTGACGGCGGGTTTAATTATATGCACGAGGTAAAAGTGATAACCAAGGGAGTCAGATATACCATAGGTTCGTTCTGGGATGATCGTGAAGAAGATGCATATCCGCAAGAGGTCAGAGATGCATGGGCTGAAGAAATGAAGCAAACTAGAGCACAGCAAGAGGTTGAAAGAGCAGAGTGGCAAGAACTGCTAAAGCAGGGCTGGAAACTTGATGCTAATGGAAATAAATATAGGGCTGAGGAGTTATAAATGGAAGTTTTTTTAAAAAAACAATTTGACGACGCTGGCTTTAAGACAGAAGTTTTTCATGAGCAGGTTCTTTCTGTAGAAAACTTTTTGTCAAAAGAAGAGTTGGATTCGGTATGGGATATTATCAATAGAACTCCTGAAGAAGAGTGGTCAAAAGCATATAGAGAAAGTCTTTCTAGGTTTTGTTTAGAAAAATTTGGAAGAAGTGATGTAGAGAATTTGGTTGCTGAAGGTAAATATGAAATTACACAAGGATGGGACGATAAAAATCGAGACATTGGAGCCGAGAAGGTTAGCAGGACAGCACATAAGAGGGTTTCTGATCTACTAAGCCTGGCAGATAATAATCTAGAACTTGCAGGATTTGGAACAATGCAGCGAATGCAGTCTGGGGTTCAATTAAAATCCCATACAGATCAGCACACAGATCCTTCCATAAGGTATGCTGCTATTCTTTATATAAATGATGACTATAAGGATGGAACCCTGTTTTTTAAAAATAAAGAAAATTCAGATATGAGGCCAAAACCAGGAACGCTTTTGATTTTTCCAGGTAATGAAGAGTTTGAGCATGGAGTTAGACATGTAGGAGAAGGACCTATTAGATATGTTACTGTAGGATTTATAAAAGTTATAGGCTTTTATGAAAATAATAAATACTAGGAGAAAAAATGGACAGAGAAATACTTGAAGAAAAGGTTTACTATTACACTAACGTAATTGAAGACCCAAAAAAACTTGTTGACGCAATTGAGAACGATAACAAGGACCCTTGGGGTGAGTGGATGGCCTGCAGCGGTCAGCACTATGTTTATGGAACAGATAAGCAGATTGTTGAATCGGTAGAAAATGATTACATCTATAAAACACTGCAAAAGGCATTTGATGATGTTGCAAGAGATTATGCTAAGGCTCAAGGCATTGAAGAAGAGCCAAAGTTGTTTCCACAATACCCTATTAAAAAGTATATGCCTGGAACATTTATGGGCGCCCATTTTGATCAACAAGAAGGAGATGAAAGATTAAAGGTTTCTTTTGTAATGTATCTTAATGATGACTACGAGGGCGGAGAGATATCGTTTACCATTGCTTCTCCAGATGGTGTGCTAAGTCAGGCAAGTCCAGAGGCTGATTTTGCAGAAGCAGAAAAAAACAAAAATTATACTTTTGCAGTAAAGCCAAAAGCAGGAAGCATAATCGTATTTCCACCATCTCCACCTTATCATCACACAGCACATCTTGTTAAGAGTGGCGAAAAAATCATGGTTCCACAACACTGGATTCATTGATATAAAGCGCTACCGTTAGATGCGAGGTGTGCAATTTCTGCAAATTTAATTAAGTTTTTTCCTACACCAGTAAAAAACTTTGAGTATCTATTTCCAGAACCAGTTGCTTGCTCAAATACAATACCTTCGTGGTATAAAAAACAACCTTCATCTTTTAGCAAAGACAACGAAGATAGAAATTCAAAATTAACAGTAAAAAAATGTATTCCGTTTTTTGATTCAATGTCAATGGGATACTTTTTTAGAATGCCAGTGGATTTATACATTAATACAAAAAATGGTAAAACAGAATGCACCATACCAGATCAGTTTTCTTTAGTTAAGCATAGAATTATTGATTGGCATTCTTCAGAACATATATCTCACTACCCTGTTGATTTTAACATATATCTAGAAGATGTATTTAGAATTAATCCAATGTGGATGATTAAAACTCCTCCAGGTTATAGTACTTTGTTTACCCCTCCTATGCACCAAGGACATATTCCAATAAGGGCAATAGAAGCAGTTGTAGATACTGATAACTTTTTAACTGCTGGCTTTAACTCATTCTTTTTACAAAAAAATTTTGAAGGAACAATAAAACAAGGGACTCCAATAGTACAAGTAATACCATTTAAAAGAGAGTCTTGGGAAATGGTTGTTGATCTAAATCATGATCCAAAAAATATATTTAATCAAAGAAAACAGGGAGATCCTTTGTTTCCAAACGCATACAGGCATATGGCATGGGAAAAAAAGAACTTTGATTAGCCTTAATCTCTTAACAATACATTGAGAGTTTTGCTTTTTACAAAACTCTGCTATAATTAACACTTATTCCGTTTTTGAAAGGACGATACATATTATGTCAGATTTTTTTAGTTTTAGGCTTCCAGAAGATTTTATAGAAAAGTACAAAGGCGCAGAAAGCCCATTTGGATTTAAAGATGCAGCAGAAAATTCACTTGGAGAGATTACTTTCATCCGTACTTATTCTCGCATGAAGGAAGATGGAACTAAAGAAAGATGGCATGAAGTTTGTCGTCGTGTAATCGAGGGTATGTATTCAGTTCAGAAGAATCATGCTAAGGAAAACAGACTACCATGGAACGACTATAAGGCTCAGAAGTCAGCACAAGAAGCATTTGATAGAATGTTTAACCTAAAGTGGACACCACCAGGTCGTGGTATGTGGGCATTTGGAACTCCTATGACTATGGAGAAGAAAAACTCAGCAGCACTACAAAACTGTGCAATGGTTTCAACAAAAGATCTTGACAAGAATGATCCAGGGGCTCTCTTTGCTTGGGTTATGGATGCCCTTATGCTTGGCATCGGAGTTGGGTTCGATACTGTGGGTCAGGACAAGGGTTTCTTAATTTACAGCCCCACAGAGCCAGAGCAGATTTATGAAATTCCAGACACTCGTGAAGGTTGGGTAGAATCAGTGAGAGTTTTGATAAACTCATATCTCAGACCTAATCAAAATATACAGAAGTTTAACTATGACCTAATTAGGCCGCTAGGAGCCCCTATAAAGGGCTTTGGAGGCGTTGCGTCTGGTCCCGCACCTCTTATTAGGTTGCACGAGCAGATTGACCGTGTAATAGGCTCTAGAGCGGGAGAAACACTAGATTCTCGTGCCATTGTAGACTTAGTAAACCTAATAGGAACATGTGTTGTTTCTGGAAATGTTAGACGCTCTGCAACACTCGCTTTGGGTAGTGCTGGAGATGAAGCGTTTATGAATTTGAAAAACTCTGAAGTTTTCCCAGAGCGTAACTCGTTTGATCCAGAAAATCCAGGTTGGGCCTGGATGTCTAATAATTCTATTTCATCAGAAGTAGGAACAAAGTACGAAGACTATGTAGATTTAATTACAGAAAACGGAGAACCAGGTTTTATCTGGCTTGATGTTGCTCGTAATTATGGAAGGCTAAAGGATGCGCCAGATGGTAAAGACTATCGTGTGATGGGCTTTAACCCCTGTGCGGAGCAGCCATTAGAGTCATACGAATTATGTACACTTGTAGAGGTGCACTTAAATCGTCATGAATCTAAGGAAGACTTCCTGCGTACCCTGAAGTTCGCATACCTTTATGGAAAGACTGTTACACTTGTTCCAACACATTGGCAACAGACTAACGGCATCATGCAGCGCAATCGCCGTATTGGTACATCGCTTACTGGTATTGCATCATTTGCTGATCAAAAAGGTTTGCCAACGGTTCGTGAATGGATGGATGAAGGCTACACAACAATTCGTAAATATGATCACTCATACTCAGAGTGGCTATGTGTGCGTGAATCAATTCGTGTAACAACAGTTAAGCCATCAGGATCAGTTTCAATTCTTTCTGGTGCAACTCCTGGAGTTCACTGGGGACCTGGAGGAAACTTCTTCCTTCGTGCAGTT